TTGGCTGAGCTGAACGCCAGTTCCCAGTAACACCGAAGCTAAGCTGACCGGATCGGCCTCTGAACCGAATATTGACTGCGCCCAAGGGTAAGTCTGGTGGTAATACTCAACCAGCCAACCCAAGCACTCCAGCTCAGTCCATGAGCACAACTCAATCAACTTATCACCGAGCCTGTAGGCGCTGTAGGCCTCGCCAGCGTAAGACAGATCCACCAGGTGCTGCGTTCCCTGGTCGAGATGGTACATTGTCTTAAGAGCCAGAAGCCTGGGGTTGCGATACGCTCCGTGTGAAGTGATGTAGTACCCGCAAAAACTGGGCCTGCACGTATACTCGACCTTGGCCACCGTCAGGAAGTGCTTTCGAATGCGGAGCCAGAAGGGAGAGAGAACCAATCGCCTATTTGCACTCATATCATCGCCACCCACTGCTAACGGAACTCCTCGAGGTAGGTTGTACATGAGGATGGTTAGGGCTAGGTTGTAGTAGGTGTTGAAGTCATAGGTGCCTGGCTCGCCGGTATCCCGGCCTGTTTGCTTGAGCCCTATGACGGATGAGATAATATGCGTCTTCCAGAACAAATAGAGCTCGGGTAACGTGCGACAATCACTCATGAACTGATCGAACAAGGCAATGTGCGACCTGTCTAGCCCAAACTGGTACATTAGCTTCAACTCTATTCCCAAGCTATCGCCGCGCTGGGTGGAGTCAAAGTTCTCGAGGTCGCTTTCAGTGCTCTCCCGATCAACCCAATGCTCTCGGGCCCACCGGTCGAAGTCGTCGGCCGTCTTCTCGCAGTTGCAATAAAGCTCAGCGGGGAACCTGTGCATGACCTTGCAACGGAGGTAGCGCACCATCGGGCCAAAAAGCAAGATAACAGCGTCGTGGCAGGTGGCCAGGCTTTGTCCAGCTTTAGCCGGCTTGCCCAAGGTTTCGAGCTTGGCTTTCAGCTGTGACTTGACAAAGTGGTCAACGAAGTTGAACTTCCACAGTGGATCTCCGCGCTTGACGTTGTTGAGGAGGGTCTGTTGAGTCTTGGTGGTTAGTTTGCGAAACTCGGTCTCGAAGATGCACTGTTCAAACAGCTCCGTATCAAGCTTCTCGGGAAGCTTCGGAAAACCTAGGTAGCCTGCCAAATGGTCGAAGAGGATCTGCGCCTTCCAATCAGAGTTGTGGAGATCATCGAGGTTGTCACTGACCGAACCAGGGGTAAGTCGCTTCTTGATGGTGACTGGAAAGAGAACTGGGTCACTACCTCGCTGATTCGGGAATAACTGCTCAGTTGGCATTCCGGAGGGGTTGTGCCTCTCAGCGAAGCAGCTGGTCATTCCAGCGTCGGTTAAGACCTCACGCTCCTCTCTATAGGTCAAACCGTCTAAGGCCTGATCCAAAATTCTAGCAGGGTCCGCCCTCGGCAAGTGAGTGCGCTCAATCGACCTGGGTTCAGAGCTCTCCAGTGGCTTGACACTCGGTTCCATGACGTAAGTCTCCTTATTGAGCAAGACTTCAAGAGTGGGTGGGGCGCGGTCGGTCCAGCAGGGTTCGGAGGTGGCCTGCCCGTTGGCTCGGGTAACGCTGGATCTTGATGAGAGTGCCTGGCGCATGCTCCGAATGCGAGATACCTTGGCGAACTTGGCTGCGCGCTTCGCTGAGGTGTCAGCGAACTTCTTGGGATCCATATAGACCAGATTGAATGCGGCCAGCTGTCGATTAAAGAGGGCTCGGAAATCTATCGGCCCAGTGAGACCCATGACTGCCTTCACATCAGCTCGCGTGTTCAACAGGCTGGTGTACCCTGGTCCATATGACTCAACCAAAATGAGGTGGTGCGTCACTCGTCCCACGGCGCTATAAAAGTCGCCAGCCGTCTGTTGCTGCAACATGGTCGAGGTCACCATGATTTGGGCCGTGTGGTAAGTTGCGCCCTGTGAGCCACCGACATTTCTGGCATTGTTGCCCTGGAAGTTTAAGTTGCCTGTCTCACCGTTCGTGGCTGCGATGATTGGGTACCTGCTATCCACCTGCGTTGTTCGAGAGACTCGTCCCTGGACCGGGCTGGTCGTTGGGATGCCGTACGCATCAGCAATAACCTTCGGTGATCGGTGCGTCCAAAAGCAGTAGTCACCACCCAAGCGTGCGAAACAGCGTTCTGCCTCGTTCGTGGCCTCGTTCAAACAGCTATCAGCGTTTGGGTTGTTAAACCGACTTTGAACGGTGTCGCCGAGAAGGATCACGTGGGAGATGCTGGGCTTGAGAATGCAGAACAGATCGACGTAGCCAGGCGGGAACAGAGAGAGCTCATCGATGATCAGGACTCTGGCCGTGCGGGTTAAAGCCTGCTCGAAGGTGTTTAGTGCGTAACCGCCCCTGCCCAACTTTAGGTCGTCAGCCCAGTCCTGTCGGATTAGCTGTCTGGGAGCTGACATCAACCACACACCCTTGCAAGCTTGCCAGGACTGGCTCTTCTTCAAGTACTCCTTCAGTGGAGCGGACTTGCCGCAACCAGCACAACCGGTGATGCCTCGCATACTCACCACTCTTGGAGTAAAGTGCTCATGCACGGCGTCCATGGTTTGGGTGAAGTTGGGTTCGTAACGCTTGCCTTCCAGCTTCTTGATAGTGCCGAATGTGTCGTTCTTGAACTCGCGGACCAGTTGCTTGCAGCTTTCCTTCTCTAGAGTGACATCCTGCCAGTTTCCGAGGATGGGCTCGTCATGCTTGCTTAGAAAGCCGTCCAGCTCGTCGAGGAATCGCGTGAGGAGGGTGTTTGGTGCTGGTCGGTCCTCAGTCAGGGTCTTCAACTTGACTGGTGCTGCGCCAGTGAACTCCCAGTGGGGCGCTCCATTCACCTCGGTGAGGGTGAAAATATACTGCTCTCCCGTTTTGAGCCCGGCGTACTTTGGCACTCCACTCAAGCTCGTGCGGAGCTGCGCGCCAAAGCCTAAGAGTAACCCAGCTGCGTGAAGGGCGCGTTCATCGAGTCCCGGGGCAGGAAGTAGGTCAACCGTGGCGCACTGTGGAAGTATTGCGCAAATGGTTGACCACACCAAGCTGGTTTGTAAACCCGTCGCCTTGGATATGGCGTTGACGAGGCATGTGTTTGGTGTTGCTCCGACCTGAGTGTTACCGCGGTTGATGACGTAATTGGAGTGCTTGGCGCTGTGGACCATGTGCTCTTTGATTGTGGTGCACTCGTGAATATAACAACGCTGGTCAAGCTGCACCGTGTTTTGATGTAGCTGCGCAACCACCGGATCAGCCAAGCACTGGTGGCATTTTGAGTTGCCTGCTGCCTCCCAATGGTGTCGGTTGCCCACACATCGCTTCCAAACTCGTCCAGGCCAGTCCTGCTCCTCGTCATGCTCCTTGCAGTTGCACAAGGGGTGATCTAAAGTGCCGGTGTGTCCAAGTCCGCGAAAATTTCGCACTGCAATCTCCCTATCTGAGTGTGACTCTTGCTCACTCTGATGGATGACCTCTACCTCGCTGTCAGGTGCTGCTGAGGTGGCTGCGTCACTCTCGCCTGGTTTGCCGGGCTGGACGCTTGCGGCCCAGCGCCTGATGCTAGCCTCGCTGCTGGTGTCTGAGCCAACCGAGAACGCTGAGGCTCGGGCCACTGTGTGTGGTCGCCTGTGCTCATCTCGAGGAACGCATGCTGGAGTTAGCCTCTGCCGAGCCTCACCTCTGGGTTTGCCAGTGGCATCTGGTCTAGTTAGGGCCTCAACCTTCGCCTGGACGTTCTGGTTGCGTTGAAATTCTGCCTCAATGAGTTGTCCCTGCGCAACCGCCACACAACACTCCCACTGACTACCTCGCTCCCTGTCCAGCTGTTGTAGGTGGTGGGTGGGGCAAACTTGACAATCGTCGCACACTCGGCCCGAACTGGTCCTGCCACACTCCTCGCAACGCTTGAACATGAAGAAAGACATGTTGATCGGGCAATCAGTGATGGTGAAGGGGTTGGTGTCATCGGCGGGGTCAAAGTGAACCTTTATGTCCCTGGCTCGGTAGGTAAGTTGGAACCTAGGCATTAGCACCTGCGTTTGCAGCTTGAGTTCCCTTCGTTCGAGGAACCTGGTAGCGTAGGCCGCTGCGTAAGCTACTCCAACAACCGCTGTGAACGTGGCGACAACCGGGGCCGGGGCGAGCAGATAGAAAGCTGTCTTTCCGAGCGTCAAGCCCAGCTCTGTCCAGTTTGAGGCGTTAGCTACCTCATAGACAGACAATGCTGAACTAATGAGTTTCCAGGGAAGTCCGAACAAAGCAGGCAAAATAGTGGAGGCAAGTCGATAGGCTACAGCCCATGGACCGGGGAGATTGCAACTCTGAACGGTGGTTAAGATATAGCGCCAAATGCACGCCGCGATTCCGCTATCGAATTCATTGCCGAGCGGGACATCTGCGTTCACTATTCCAACCGCTATCACGCTTTCCAAGAGCAATCTCCACACCTCGGGCCGGATGTGTGAGTACTTGGGTGAAGCTCTAAGGTTCCGGATCTTTAACGCTACATCCTGGGCAGAACGCTTATTGACGTTACTAGCAGCGTAATACCAGTACAAGTTGTTGTACAACTCTCGTGGGATAAGCTGCTCGCCAGCCTCTGGGCAATGAGACCGTTGGTTGAGCCAAGGTTGGGGAATGTGCATCAGGTCGCGGGAGTCGCAGGTCCACACCTTGCGAGTGACTTGCACTGCTTGTCTTGAGGTAACAGCCAAATGGTGCGTCAAGCTGGAATGTAGAGGTTCGTGGTGCAGGTAGAACTCCTGGTGTGGTGTGATCACCGAGATGTTTCTTGCCTCGAACAACCAGTCACAATTCCTAGGTTGCTCATAAGACCCCTGATCAGTGCCCTCCATCTTGTAGATGACCTGGTCGCCCTCGTATTGTAATTGGTAATACTCGGGGTATATGCTGCTCAACCCTTGGGCGCTTTCAGGGGCGTAGACGAAGGCTGAGTACACTCGCTGAACTGAGGGATACTTCGCGAAGATGGCCGCCACGTTGACAGGGTTCAAGTACTGACCAACGTCCCACAGAAGGATTGCTGACTCCGTGAGAACAGTTGGTAGCTGGCACTGCCCGTACCTGCTCCAGTCCTTGTGGTCCAGCACAACATTGTGGTAGGACTTGAACTGGTTGTGCAACTGGCTGAGATTCTTGAACTTGCTGTCCTTGGTGAAGAACACGGCGACGCTATCCTTGGCCAGGTAAGGTGGATAGACATTACGGTACGCGTTGGTCTCCATAGTCTTGTGGGCAGCGTGCGCGTGAGCGACGGTTCCTTGGCTGGTGACGTTAACACCCTGCCCCTCGAGGAGCTCGGTGAGTGCTAACGGCACGTCTAAGTAACCCAAATTCTTTTCCTCGTCCAAGCGAGTCATGATGGGGTTAACAATCTCCTGCATCACGGCGTCGGCATGGATAGTGCCCTTAAGAGTGGCTAAAGCGGTGCGAGTGCCACCAAGACCGACCTGGCGCTCGAGCTCCCAATCGCCGTCTAATATGTCGTGGGCAGTAAACCAATCGGGCAGTCCAAAAGGAAACGGGTCATCGAAGCTCCGCCAGATGTCCGCCAAATGATAGTCTTGGTCATCTTGCCGAGTGATTTTAACGAACTGGGAAAGGAAGGACTCACGGAACATGTCGTTGTCGGGGTAATGTCGGTCCACATAAGCTCGCAACTTAACGATGAACCCTGCCATGGTCATGCTAGTTTCTGGGTGTTCATCCAGGGGCATGATTTGTTTCCAGCAATCACCGGGACCGCCGATGACTGTTGGTACTGAGGTGTCTCGGAAAGAGTAATTAAGTCTCTCCAAGGGTGTGAGGTGTGGGGGGGGAATGAAGGCTGAGCCATCTCCTCGACCGCCGCATCGCAAGACTAAGTCCTGGCTGCACGGTTTATTGAGGAGTCGAGCGAGCATTCTGCACTCGAACCTTGGGTTGATGAAAGGACCCTTAGCCTTTTTCATCTGCGAGTTTTTCTTGCTGGTCGCAACAGCTGGGTTTTTGTACTCCGAGTATTCATAGTCGGTGTAAGAGGTTTCCTCGAAATCGGGAAGAAGGGGGAAATATTGACCTCCCAACATAGTTGGGGTGTGGAACATCTTAAAGCAATTGCTGTCGCCCATTTGGGCTGTGGCGGCTTTAAGATGAGTGAGTGTTGG